GTTTGTTCAGGGATTAACTGCACCTTTAGACGCTATGAAAGATTTAGCAACAACGTTTGGTGGTCTATTAAAACCATTAAAATTATTAAAACCACTCTTTAAGGGATTATTAGGTAGTCTTAAAAAGTTTGCTTTAGGATTAAAGGCTAGTCTAGTAGCAATGTTACCCATGATTGCTATAGCTGCTCTTGTAGGAATAGCGTTATTTGGATTGTATAAAGTTTTTAAATGGTTTGCGGGTAAGTATGGTAAAGCCGGACCAGGAGAATCTGGTTTAGGTGGTAGCCAAGATACAGATTTGCCTATGGAAGAAGAATATGCTATACCAGGTCAATATGGTGAAACTGAATCAAAAAAAATGAGAACATCAATAGTCGATCCTAAATCAAAACAAATTATTCAACCTGATGACCCTCGTTATGATGAAGTATATAAAAGTGTAACAGGTAAAGAAGCGCCAAAACAAAATGAATATTTTATAGAAGGTAAGAAAAAAATATTACCTATGACTGAGGATGGTCAGATAATTAAATCAGGTAATTTTCAGGACAACAAATATAAAATGAAAGCAACAGACAAGTTAGTTCCTGAAAAGAAATCTGAAAGTAAAAAAAGTACTAGTATAATTAATGCTCCACGATCTAGCACTATAACAAATAATTCTACAATCGGTGGTGGATTGTTTAGTGCTAGAAATGATGATTGGTATTTTAGATCGTATAAGACTGCTTAATACGGACCTAAATCTTTTTCAGTAATCAACTTAAATTCTGCGTTATTAGCTTCACAATATGCTAGTGCTGCTTTCCATTTAGCTTGATTTTTAATATACTCAAAACTATCACGTAAAAACGATCTACTTTTCTTCTTAGGAGGCTTTGGTGGTTTACATTGACGAGAAGGTTTAATCTCTATTATAATTTTCTTACCCTTACTAGTCTTAACAATGAAGTCAGGGAAGTATCTGTGATACCTTTTGTCTATTGGATTGTAATATCTTATGGCTAATTCTTCACTAGCCCAATTAATTATGTCAGGATTACTGTCACATTGTAACATGAACTTACGTTCAAGTAGTGATCTGTACACTATTTTGGTTACATCACCCACGTATTTTTCAGGTTTCTTAGGATGGTAAATACCTTTATAGGACTTCCTCATGGTGTTATAAATATTATCATTACAAGGATATTTAGATGGCTTTTACAAGTAAGATTTCAAACATAATAAATGGTGCGATTACCAATCAAATTACCAATTCAATAGGTAGTATGGTGGGCAATTTTGCTGCAAGTAAATCACAAACTAGTAAAGTTGCTGCTAAGTTATTAAATAAGTCACCTTTAGAGATAGAGAATATCAATCCTACATCACATATGAAAGAAAATCCATATCAATATGGTAGTGTATATTATCCTTCTGAAACAGCAAATTTAGGTGAAGGACATTATGTAATATTTGACGTAGTCATGCATAACTCATCAAAATTCAAAGCTACAAATTTCAATGGAGGTCGAATATCCACAAACACATCTAATCAAGTAGGAGAAAATGCTCCAACAGGTAAGGCCAATAGTGTTGCGTCAATTAAAAGAGGCGGCTTTGGTGCTGCTTCACGAGTTGGTGGCGTTAAATCAGGACTAAACGAAAAGACACCTACACACTCATATATTTCTGATAGTATGATCTTATATGCTCCTGCGCCTAGTATGAAATTTACTTATTCAGCTAATTATGAAAATTTAGATACAGGTATCGCTGGTATTTTAGGACAAGCGATAGGTAATTTTAAAGACAGTAAAGGTATTGTTGACAGTTTGAAAGCTGCTGCATCAGGTATGCCAGACGCTGCTGCGATCATTGGTAGAAAGGCACTATTCGGTGCAGCAAGTTTAATACCAGGATTTGAAAATGCTGAGTCTGCGTTTGATAAAGCTAAAGGACAAGCAATGAACCCACAGATGGAAGTTGTATTCAAATCAGTACCTTTTAGAACATTTGAATTTCCGTTTGAGTTTGCTCCTAAAAATCCTAGTGAGAAAGACAGTATTCACAAAATAATTAATATGTTTAAGTTTCATATGTTACCTGAATATCAAGGAACAACAAAAGGTTTCTTTAATGTACCCTCAGAGTTTCAAATAACTTATATGTACAGAGCAGATCGTAACACATATATTCCTAGAGTAAGTCGTTGTGTATTAACTAATATGACAGTGGATTATGCTCCCGAAGGTGTTATATCTTCATTTATACCTGACAGCCAAGGTGCTGCTCCTACGTTTGCGACAATGAACTTATCATTTACTGAAACAGAAATAATGACTAAGGAAAGAATAGCGGACGGATTCTAATATGTATTTTTCTAAATTTCCTACAGGCAATTACGATATGAAAGGTGACGGTAATCAGAAATTAGTTACTGACCTAATGAAAAGAGTTAAAGTCAGAAGTAAGATTATCAATGAAGCTTCTTTGTATGATGTCTATGATGTGCCAAATGGTGAGAGACCAGAAACAACAGCATTCAAACACTTTGGTGATACTGAACTCCATTGGGTAATCATGTTAACAAATAATATCACTGATGGGTATTACGGTTGGCCCTTGTCTGAACAAGATTTTCAAACATACATAAATGACAAATATAATAATCCAGGTGCTGTTCATCACTATGAGGTAACACAATCAAGTGGACCTCAAAAAGGAAACGGACCCTCTGATTATTCACATAAAATAGAAGTAAACAGTAATTCGCTTGGTGCACAAGCGGTGTCTAATCAAGAATACGAATTACGAATACAAGATGAAAAACGACAGATTAAATTACTGTCACCTCAATTTTTAGGTTTATTCATACAAGAATTTGAAAGGCTAATTAGCAAATAAGTGAAATGTATAATGATATTAATTCAAGTGAACTAAAACAAGCGGGTCAATACGTCTTATCAGATGTAGTACTCACTTCTTTTCAATCATCAGAAGGTCAAAATAAACCAAAAAGAATATCAGTTCGATCTATGGTGACTGAATTGAACATCTATGAAAGTTTGACGAATAAAACTATCTCGGGAAACATAGTTATTACAGACGCACAGAACGTACCCAATCACTTACCACTGACAGGATTTGAGAACATAGAATTTAAGTTATTCACACCAGGAACAAGTAGAGCATTTGATTTCACAGCTGAAACAGGCCATCCGATGCACATTTACAAGATATCAGATAGACAAGGGTTAAATCCTAGAACACAGATATACGTACTACACTTTACAAGTAAAGAAATGATAACAAATGAACAAGTGAAAGTCAGCAAATCATTTAGTGATACTATTGACAACACTGTACTAAAGATTTTTAGAAACGAATTAAACTCTAACAAGACATTAATATTAGAAGAAACAAAAGGCGTTAGGAAATTTGTCATGCCTAGAATTAGACCTTTTGAAGCAATTGATATGTTGAGTAAGTCAGCAGAGAGTAAGAAACATCAAACGCCAGGAATGTTGTTCTTTGAAAACGCTATAGGATTTCACTTCAAATCATATGAGAGTTTACTAGCAAGTACAGATACAATTGCTAGACCTGTTGTTGCATTATACAAATCACAACCTGCGAACATAAGAGATGGTAAAGGAAATAGAGATGTCATTAAAGAAATGCAAACAGTACAGTCCTTTACAATCAATAGTCAATTCGACACATTAAAGAATTTAAGAAACGGCGTTTACAATAGCCGTGTTGTTACCCATGACTCATTTAACAAGACATTTACTGAGATTGATTTTGACTATCTAACTGAATATGAAAAGTCACATCACACAGAACATGATGGACAAGGAAGTAAGACAGATGCTAAAGGGATCATGCCGTTCTATAATTACAATAAAGGAAACACATTTTCTGACTATCCTGAAGGAACCTTATACCTTATGAGTGACACACAAAAGATTCACAATACAACAGAGAACGGTAAAGACGCTGAAATTATACCAAAACATTTATCTCAACGATTAGCTTTCGAATCATTTAACATATCACTAGACGTGCCTGGATTTACGGGTGTATCCTGTGGAGATTTAATTTCATTTGAAATGCCCGCATATGAGCCAGCGGGTAAAGACAATCACTTTGACAACGACCCTTATCTATCTGGCAGATATCTAATTAAAGCAATAAGACATAAGGTATCAATAACAGACGATTACCACAACATGAATATCGAATGTATTAAAGACGCAGTAAAAGACCCTTATCCACAAGAAGACTTGGATACATTATCAGAAAGAGGAAACAAAGATAAACTTAACGTATTACAGTACGAATTAGATGACGCAACAATGAAAGAACCAGGAGAACTCGTATAGATATATACTTACAACACCTCAGAGTGAGTCGGCTCGCTAGCGGGTGTGTAGGCGGAGGCTAGAGGTGGTTATGAGAGGGTTATAACTACGGGAACGTGAGAATAAACACAATTAATTAGAGGAAATTATGAAAAGAATTAAAGACAGAATTAAGACAATCATAGATGACTACTCAGTAGCATCCCATGAGGCAGAAACAAGAAGAATGTATAATGGGTTCTTCAAGGGTACGAAGGCCGCCGAAAGCCTGTGGACATATGTAAAAGACCCATTTTTGTTAAGAATTAAGGGCCTTCTTGCGAGGATTAGAGGAATATGATAACAATATACACAAACAGTGCCGCCGTGCGTAGGGTATTATTAAATGCTATTAAGTAGCGCAAAGCGTGTTGTTTAAAACGAGAGGCCTATCGGTAAAAAGAAAACAATGATGAACAATAAATTTTTAGGACTAAACGGCTTTCTATGGTTCGTTGGTGTAGTCGAAGATAGAATGGATCCAACGTACACAGGCAGAGTGCGAGTAAGAGCTCTTGGCCATCATACGCAAAACAAATTAGAATTGCCAACAGCTGATTTACCCTGGGCGCAATGTTTACTTCCTACAACGTCTTCTGGTATATCTGGACTAGGTCAATCGCCATCTTTTCTCGTTGAGGGATCATGGGTCATGGGATATTTCCGTGATGGACAGAATAGACAAGAGCCGACTGTCCTTGGATCCTTGCCAGGCAAGCCATCGGAGCTAGGGAAAACGAATAAAGGTTTTTATGATCCTAATTTTAGATTAGATAAGGATGGAAAGCAAACTGAAATTTCTGTTTACCCAACAACTACTGACGAGCCAGATACAAATAGACTAGCAGTTAACAATCCTGACAAAGAAGCGGTAAGTCTTATCAATAGAAAAAGAACTCGTATTACGGGTGTTCCGATTGCTTCCTTTGATGGATTGAATAACATAACAGAAATCTCTTTTATTGAATCTCAACAAGAAAAGGCGGCAGGTTTAATAGATGTTGATTATAGAGGACTTGAAAGATATAATGGTAAGTTATTAGACAATGACGCAGACGTTATAGATCATATGTTGTTTGGTACCTCATTCACTATGGAAGAGGATGCCGCTAGAACTTACGTCTTTCGTAAATACAATATCACACCAGAGACCGATATACCGGCACTGACTGCGTCTATAAGAAATCGTATACGAGGAGTAATCGCCAACGAAGAAACAGATGCTGAAAAATGGAATCAACCAGAGATTGCTTACAAAGCTGTTTATCCCTACAATCACGTATTCGAATCAGAAAGCGGACACATCAAAGAATATGATGACACTCCTGGCTATGAAAGAATATTCGAAAGACATATCAGTGGCTCTTCATATGAGTACACGCCTAATGGTGATAAAATAGATATCATTAAGAATACTCATTACACACTTACAAGTAGAAACAATTTATGTAGCATCAGTGGCAACTCAGATATCACCATTGGGGGTAGACATAAAGTATACATTAACAAAGATGGACAGAACGATAACCATTATGATATACAGATAGGACCAAACGCCAATGTCAATATACAAGTAGACAAGGGCAATCTAAATGTAGTCACAAAGACAGGACAGTTTAACTTTGATGTTGGTGCTGACTTTAATGTGAATGTTGGCGGTAATTACAATCTAAAAGTAGATGGAAGTATTAATGAAACGGTAGAAGGAAGCAAGACAAGCAATACATCTGGCGCCGTGATCCATAGAGGATCAACAATCGATCTTAATCCCTAATCTTGAAATTGCTCATGTGAAAAAGGCCTTGTGATAGCTAGGTAGCAACCTTAATCTATAAATGTAA